ATCGTCGCATCTTCCTCGGGCGTCGGTGTCGAGGTCACTCCGCCGTGTGCTGTCGTGTTCCAGCGCGCCGGCAGCGTGCAGATGGTGTCGTTACGATCGAGAAGAATTTATTCGCCGTTCCCCCGCCGCCGCTGATGACGCGGGCACGCAACTGATCCCAGCCGCCCATGCGCTTATCGCGGCTCGTGCGTTGATTGTCAGCGCGCCGGAAGATCGCCCCAGCTCGGCCCAAAACCTCGCCAATCGACGGGCCAGAGATCACCGCGAAGGCGGCCGGGTCGAGCACGCCGTAAGCGATGCGTTCGCGCTGGCCGTCGATGGTTTCACGGGAAACGATGCCAGCGCCCACGACCTCGGCCGGCAGCTTCAAGCCGACGTTCGGCTTGCCGCGTTCCATGCCGTACCACTCGCGATATCGGACAATCGCGCCGCGCGGCAGCAGGCGGCCGGCGTGCTCGGTGTCGTCCTGCACGACGGTCCACCACCCGACCGAAAACGGCTTGGCAGAGCCCCAGTCCATCGACCGGAAGCGGGTCCACCAATTCGGGATTTGCAGGCGCGGGATGATGTGCCGGGCGGTCGAAAACTCGCCGAAGAAAGCGCCCTCGATGACGTTCCAATCGCCCTCCAGCCACGCCCGCACCAATTCGGACGAGCCCGAGGCTTTCAGCTTGTTGACGTAGCCAGGATCGTTTTCCAGTAGCTTCGGATTGTCGGCGAGGCGCGACGGAATGAAGATGCGAACGAGGCCGTTTTCAGGGTCTTTGAACGGGGCATAGGGGCCGATATCGATGGCCCAGGCCTTCACCCAGTTATGGCCGGGGCCGCCTGGGTTGCACGTCGCGCGAAACTGGCACGGAATGCCGAGGGTCGAGCGAAGCGTTGCCAGGAGCTTCATGATCGGCCCAGGCATCGCGTATTGCGTCAGCTCCTCGACGTAGACGCGGGTCAAGCTCCAGCCCTGGTAATTCTGCGCGTCCTGGTCGCTTTCGAGGTAGGCGCACGTAAGCCGGCCGCCGTTCGCCATCTGGAAATAGCCGCCCTTTTCCTTCCATTGGGCGGCAGCGCCAAACATCTGCATGGCGGTTTGAATGGTGTCGCGGAGGTCTTCGCGGGTCTTGCGCACCATGAGGCCACGAGCGCCCGAGCCGTAGGTTTCCGAGTGTATCCACCATTCGCCGAGCGAACCGTGGGTCTTGCCGCCACCGCGAGCGCCGCCGAAAATCACGATGTCGGCCGGGCAGTCGACGAAGGCCTGTTGCGGCCCGGCCTGGGGCACAAAGCCGATCTCGACCATTCGCTGTTGCCGCACATGGAAGGTATCCGGCTTAGGCGGCGGCAACGGTTTGACGGTCGGCTGCGCGGCATCCTTCATTGCAGCGGCTCGCCAGGAAGACGCGGCACAAATTTCTCGCGCCACTCATCCATCGTCATTTGCCGCTGTTCGGTCGGCTCACGCGCCGGCTTGCGCACGGTCGCGTCGACCTCGGCCTTGTCGACGATGAGGCCCAACAGCTTGGCCTTTGCCAGGACGGCACCAACACCGGCGGCCGGGTGCTTCATGCGCTTGGCGAGCTTGGCGAAATCATCCAGCTCGGCGACGAGCTGATCGACGGTCACGCCGATGCGGCGGGCTTGGTTGTCCTGCAATTCGGCGATGCGCGCCGCGATCTCGGGCTTGCGCGCCAGGGTGCCAGCATTCGAGCGAACATCGTTCGGCTTGCCCTTGGCGTAACCGGCGTAAATGTAGGCGTCATGGTTGCTCTTGCCCTTGGCGACGGCCTGGGCAAAGCGCTCGTGGCGTGGGTGCGGTAGGAGCGGCATCCTGGCCCCTGCTTTTGAAGGCTGATTGCGCCTTCATAGACCAAAACGCCGTGTTTTTAAAATAGCTCCTAAGCCGGATTGCGTGTCATCCGGCGATTACTTTCCTATTCAAGTATAACTGCCAGCAGGGATGATTGGCGGGGTGCTGTAGCTCAATGCTCGGTGGCTATGGTGCGTTCAAAGCATGGCAGGCAGATTTTTTTCGTGTCCTGGGGCATGTAGGGCCGGATACGAACGGTCTGCCCGCACTTGTGGCAAACGCCGAAAGCGTCGTCATCGAAATAGGCCCTGCCCAGGGTCACCGGCATGCAAACGACAATCGTCTCATCGTCGCTCATAGCCAAGTTTCAACAATCTTGGGGTCGTCGGTCGGGTGCCGGTCGAGCTTCACGAGCCCTTGCTGGGCGAAATGTTCGCGCAGCGCGTCGAGCGCAACGCTCGCCAGGACATGCGCGGTCGGCTTGTCGTTGATGAACAGCCGCGCGGCGTAGGTGTCGGGGAAATCGGCCGGGTGATCGTAAATCGTCCAGATAGGCAGGCCCTGGGGCTCGGTCATTGGAGCTTCCGTTTGCAGGCCACCTTGAGCGACCGGGGATCATCGGGGCGGCCGGCGGTGGTCACCACCTAGCGCAAGCCGCAATCCAGGCACTCGACAACGAAGTGGCCGCACCGCTTGGCGGGATAGGGCAACGGCGTCGAGCATGCCGGTTCAACGCCGGCCGAGGCGTCAATGTCGACGCCCTCGGGGAACGCCGGATTAGGCCGATTTTGCGGCCAGCGGTTGCCGTCGACCCATTCGATTTTTGCCCTCATAGGCCCCACCAATTTTTCGCCAGCACGACGCCGAAGACGATGCCGGCGAGATAGACCACGGCAGCGCAGAGGTACAATTCGCGCTCGATATAGGTCACGCGCTTATGCAGGCGCTCGACGCGGCGCATCCGGTTCTCAAGCTCGGCCTGGGCCAGCGCCAGCTCGGCCTCGGTCATTTCCGCGTCACCGGATGGCCGGCGGCGAGCGTAGGGACTTTGCCGACCTTCACGAGCACCGGCTTGATGTAGGGTTTTTTCATGGGTCGAGCCTCCAAAAAAGGGGCGCGGCTCAATCGGCAGAAAGACCGCGCCCAGGTGTCACCGGGTTAGAAACGTTGCCCCGGTAAGAGGTCGCGACGGCGAGGCCGTGGGGCAAGGAGGGGGGTCCAAGTCGCCCCGTCTCCTCGCCGTCGCTTCGCCCACTGATCGGCCCCAACGTCCCGGCGTTTTTCCTTGGGGGGAGTGGCCGCCGGGAAATCTCCCGATCAGTTGGCGATTTTGGGCTCTGAGGGCCATTCCAGGCCGCCATCAGAACGTTTTGGTATGCGCTGCGCCGCCTGGACGTGGCCGCCGTAAAACGCGACGTTGTAGCGCTCCCGGCAGCTCGTGTTGGCGCACTCAATGTTGATCGAAATCCCGCCCTGTGGCCCGATGACAAAACCGCGCCGCGAGCATGTCGGACAATTGCCCCGATTTAGGTCTGACAGCTCGCTTTCCTTCATTGGCGTGTCGGCCTCGAATATCGGCCCTCGTCGTCCCTGTGAACGTCGTTGGACTTCTGGAGGTAGTAGAGCGCGTTCTGGAGGTCTTTCCGCGCCTTGCCGATTGGGATGCCGAAATAGTTGCCCAGCTCGCTTGCCGTCATCGGCTCGGCGTCGGCCTCGTCGAGTAGAGCCTTGACCTTTTCGCGCCACCCTGCCCGAGCGCTCATGTTGCGGGGCTTTCTTTCCTTCTTTCGTCCGGTCGGCCCCTTCTCGGCCGGCGGGCCGTCCTCGGTGGTCTTTCGGACGATCAGCACCGGCTTTGCATGCGAGCCGTTCATGAGCGTCGAGGGCGGCGGCTCGTGCCTGGAATGGGCGGCCATCTGGTCGGCCTCGTCGAGGCTCATGAGCACTCGCCGGGTGTCCTCCAGGCGGGCTATCTCGACTTGTAGCGCGGCGATCTGCTGCCGGCGCTGGGTGATCTCGCCATCAAGGCGTCTAAGGGTTGCTTGGTTGCTCATCGCTTTCTCCTGGGGGCCACGGCACCGGCCCTGATCACCGTTTCGTAGCCGAGCGCGCCGAGTGTTCCGGCGATTGTCGAGAAACGGGGAAAGCGGGTCTTGCCACCGGCAAGGTTCGACGCTGTCGAGGGGCTCATTGCCGCCGCACTCGCAACGTCCTTGTACTTTAGTCCAGACTGCTTAAGCAGGCCGGCGGTGAATTGAACGTAGTCGCCGCTGTCGATGAAATGAAACTCGCCTGGAGTATCCGAAGCATCGCGGCCTCGGGTTGTGGCAGCATCTTCAACTACAGGGCGGCGGCGACGCATCGATCTAGCGTCACGAGGCATCAGGCGCGCTCCTGGGCGTACATATCCCAGCCCAGCGCGCCCAGTATGCGAATGATCGTTCTTAGGCGGGGGTGCTGGGTGGCCCCGGATGCGATGTTGCCGACTGTCACGGCGCTAACATCGGCATCGACGGCGATCTTCTGATAGTTCGCGCCAGCTCGCCAGATTTCAGACTGCACTAGGGCTACAGTCTTAGGACCATCGTCTATCTTAATGATCCGACCTTTGTTGACGCTTAGTACATTAGAACGTGCTGAAACTGCTGTCATAGTTGCTTACCCTCTGTTGGCTTTCCTCGTACCCGCCGCCGCCCACGTTCCCAAATCAACCGGCGAATGTCTGCAAACTAACTAAACGTGGTTGCGAGTCAACCTTTTGAAGTCCGGGTTAATTCAGTCCACAACAAACCGTTAAAATCAGGCCGCCAACGCTTTGCCGTTGATCAAAACATTCACTCGGGCATCTGCTGGGGCGGAAATTGAAATGCTGATCTCGGGTCCAACAGATTTGGCGGGGTCGTCGGGCGCGGGCGACAGAAACCTACGGCAGGCATCATCCGAGCCGTTGAAGCGGTTGCTGTCGACGCCGGCAGCGATGCCGGGCACGGTGGCCTTGTCGGTCCATTGCCAGAGCGACCACACCGGCCAAGTGCCCTTCGGCCAGCTCGGGCCTTTGGCGCTCGTGTAGTGGGCAATCCAGAGCGACGTGAAGTCGGCCAGGAGCTGCTCACGGTCGCCGCCGAGATCGCTCTTGAGCTTGCCGCCGCCGTAAACGGTGATCTGGAGGTTGAACGGCTGGCGCACGAGCGCTTGCACGGCGTCGACTAGGTCGGCCAGGGTGCAAGCCTCGTCCTCGTAATCGATCACCACGCGCTCGCCCTTCACCGGGTGCAGCACGTCGAGGAAATTCAGCATCTGCTGCTCGGCTTGGCCGTGCTTGAGAAAGTGGTAGCCGACGACAGCCAGGCCGGCGGCCTGGGCGCGCTCGCGACGCGATGCAAAGGTCGGGTCGATGTAGCCGGTGCCCTCGGTCGCTTTCAGGATCACGCCGACGAGGCCGGCGCTTCTGAGCCGCACGAAATCGGGCTCGGGATTGTGGTGCGATAGGTCGATGACGGGGTCCATTCGTGCCTCCTACTGCGGCGTTGAGCTGGCGATTTCAGAGTTGGGGATTTCCTCGCCCTGCTGTTGCGAGGCCGTGAAAGCGAAATCCATCAGCAAGTCCGACACGGTGCCGCCGCGCCCAAACTTGAGATTGGAGATCAGGCCGAAGTCGTGCAGCGCGCCGCAACCGGGGCACTTGGGCGACATGATCAGCGCGCCATAAAGGCCCAGGCTGCGCGCCTTGGCGAGCACCGCATGCACGGCGGCTTGCGTCTCGGGCGAGCCGGAGATTTGGTGATCCCGGTCGGCGACCATGCAAGGCTCACGGTGCGCGGTCTTGACGCTCACCGAGCCGCCCAGGCGGTCGGTTTCAGCGCCAGCGATCACGAAAGCGTGCTGGAGCAACGCCGCGCCGCTCTCGGCCATCCTCTCGCCGTCTTCGAAGGTCGACAGCCACTTGCCGACGATCTCGGTTAAGGCGGTCGAGATCACCGGCATGCTTTCGCCCAGCGGACCCTCGGCGCGGAAAAGATCGCCGATTTTGTTGGTGAGCGCTTCGATGCGCTGATGTTCTTGCTCGGTCATGGTTCACCCTCTCGTTGCTTCACTTCGGTTGCCCGCCAGCCCTTGCCGACGAAATAGGCGCGTAGCCAGTCCTCGCCTTTGCCGATGGCCCATTTCAGTATCGGCGCGGCCTCGGTGCATCGGCCGTCGACCATCACCAGGGCGGCGACGAAATGCGGGGCCACCACCCGGATTAGGCGCTCGCTCACGGCATCTTTGCCCTGATCGCGATGATGAGCACGAGCAAGGTGATCGCCGAGCCGGCGCAAGCGCCCACGGCGAGGCCGAAGACGAAGCCGGTGCGCCACGCTTCCATCATCGCCTTGCGCAGGCCGGCGGCCAGCTCGTCGCGCGGCGGCGGTTCGTAATCTGGCGGTGCCATGTGGCGGGTCACGGTTTGCCCTCCTGTTTCCCACGGTTGACGATGTCGGCGACGCTTCCGACGACGCCAGGGCGGCGTTGCCGGCGCAGCGTCGTGATTTCTTCGATGAGGCCCTCAAGCAAGTCGAGCCGTATCCAAACGTTGGTTTCGGCGCACGTCTTGGCGCGCACGGCCTGGGCGCGGTCGAGGATGTCAGTCATCGTCATCACCCAGGGCGGCCAGCTTGCGCTCATCGTCGCGGCGGTAGGCCGCAAGCGTCTCGGTTTGCGCCTCCAGCACTCGGATTTTTGAGCTGTTTTCCGAAATCAGGCGGTCGAGGGTTTCGACATCGGCTTTCAGCAGCTTGCGGTAAACGTCGCGGTCGAGGCGCTCGACCGGCTGGCCGAGCGATTTTTGGGCCAGCCATCCGGCCTCGGTGAGGCTCACGCGGCTGTAGGACGCATGCATGCCTTTGATCGGCTTGACCGACACAAGGCCTTGTCGCTCCAGCTCGCGCAGCTCGGGGCCGTCGCATTCACCGAGCACGCTGCTTTCCTCCTTCGACAGCCACATCAGCAGCGTGTCGGTGTTCATGCCGCTCATGGCCGCGCCTCATTCGCCCGGCGTACGACCTCGGCGAGGGTGTCGACGAGCCGCTCACGGTGAGCTGACAGCAACGGGCTCTCGGGCTCGATGCCGCGCCAGATTTGGCCGAGGCACTCGAAATAACCCTCGGCAGCGCCCATCAGGTCGAGCAACAATTCGCGGTCCTCGGGTTTCATGCTCGTGCCTCCTGGGGCTTGGTCGACGGGCGGTCGGGCCAGTCGAGATCGGGAAGGATGTCGAGGAAGTCGGCGAT